CATCAACAAGCATTGCTAATATGGAAAGAACCAGTAATGGTGCAAGAGTAATTACCAGAGGTGTTAGACCTTTCGTAAGGGCACAACAAATTAAATTTATTGGTGATGGGTTTAGACCTAACACAAGATTATACACATTCTTTGATAAAACATCTGTAAGTAATTTTGTGTCTATGACAAATGAGTTTACAAGTGAAGCTTCTGGTGAAGGATTAACTACTGCACCGCCAGGTAGTTCACTTATCACAACTGCTGCTGGCCATGTTGAAGGTTTCTTGGATATTCCTGACCCAACTATATCAGGCAATCTAAGGTTTGCAACTGGAGAAATTGAATTTAGATTAACCTCTAGCGACACAGATGTTAGGACAACTGACCCAGCAACATCTGCAAATGCATATTTTGAGGCTAAAGGTATGTTTGAACAGTCTCAGGATATTGAATTTCAATTACGGCCACCTCCGCCACCGCCACCTCGAAATAGGAGAACGCCGCAAGCAAGTCGTTTCGATGATCAGGACCGCTTCGATTGTTCCCATGTCACTGACGAGCTGGAGGTCCAACAGATTGTCAGACTTCTTGGTGATGGTGAGTTTGACGCTGAGACGGACGCTTGCCTTAGATCAATCGAAAGAATAGACGAAGCTATATTCTGTGATCCACTAGCAATGACCTTTACCGTGGAAGAGTCACAGACGCAACCTTTAGAACATGACAGCAATCAGGATGATGTGTCGGGTGGTTGTTTCTTAACATCAGCAGACATTTTCTTCTCTGCTAAAGATGAAAATATTCCAGTGGGATTAGAGATTAGGTCTACTGAAAATGGATATCCAACTAAAGATGTGTTGCCTTTTTCAAGGGTGATTAAACAAGCTGCCGATATCATTCCTGATATTACAGCGGAGACTCCAACCACATTTACATTTCCGTCTCCAGTTTATGTTAGACAAGGTGGAGAATATGCTCTTTGTCTATTATCAAATTCACCAGAGCATAAGGTTTGGATATCATTATTAGGCGAAACTCCTGTGGGTGGTGGACCAACACTTGGTAAACAACCGCATACCGGAACATTATTCAAGTCTCACAATAATAGTGCTTGGGCAATATCGCCTCAAGAAGATATGAAGTTTAGACTTAAAAAAGCATCTTTTGATATAGATGCTACTGGAAGTCTTATATTAGAAAATGATACCCTTCCAACCAAAAGATTGAAGAATGATCCAGTTACATTTACTCACGGTAGCACTGCATTAAAAGTGACTCATAAAGATCACGGTATGTATAATACATCAAATAATGTTACAATTGCTGGAGTAAGTTCTGGACTATCCACAACTTTGAGTGCTGCGATAACATCAACTGCAACAAGTTTAACTTTGGTTAGTGGAACTAATTTTGGCAACACTACAGGCAAATTTGCTAGAACCACAGACACAACGCCTCGTTTTTATATCAAGATTGATGATGAGATTATGTACTATGAGGCTATATCTACAACTTCTGTGACTAGTTTGGTTAGGGCTCAAGAAGGGACAACTGCTGCTGCACACTCATCTGGTGCAACGGTAGAATTTTTCCAACTACATAAAGTTCCATTATCACAAGTAAATAAGACACACACATCAATCGCAAATATTGACTTGGATTCATATAGTGTTACTCTTACAAGTAGTCCAGCATTTGACGGTAGCACTGGTTCCAGTGCTGAAAACGGCGGTGCATCTGTTACCGCAACAGAAAATCACATTATCAATACTGGATTTACACAACTGGGTATTCTGGAGCCAGAAGATACTACAGTTGCAGGCACAATTAGACCAACAACTGCTACTAGTATCTCTGGAACAGAAACTTCATTCACTAAAACCAGTGCTGCAAACGCAATAGGTGTTGCATTAAATGATAATACAGAATTTGATAATGCATTTATGATTGCATCAGAGATAAATGAGACAAATGAAATGAGTGGTGCTAAATCGTATCAAACAGATTTAACATTATCTAGTAATAGACGAAATTTATCACCTGTTGTTGATTTAGAAAGAGCTTCTTGGGTTTCTGTTGCAAACAGAATTAATAATATTGACTCAGCATCTGACCTTGCATCAAATTTGACATTTGTTGCATCGACAGAACCAGAGGGTGACAATAATGCTGCAATCTATGTAACCAAAAAAGTTATACTAGCTAATCCAGCAACGGCTATTAAAGTTCTTTTGACTGCTCATAGACCAGCAACATCTGAAATTAAGGTTCTGTTTAAGACATTAGGTGCCCAAGACTCTGTTGACTTTGATGACCTAGATTATGAATTCTTCAATACAGATGGTAGTGCTGATGACTTTGTGAACCCATCTCTTGATAGAGAAGACTTCCAAGAGTATGTATTTAGTGCTGGTGTCACTGATGATGGTATCGGCAATGAGCTAGATGAGTTTATTTCTTTCTCTATTAAGATTGTGATGCAAGGAACAAATATGTCTCAACCGCCAAGAATCAAAGATTTAAGAGCAATCGCATTGGCGACATAATGAGTGATAAGTTCCAAAAGGTTGAAGGTGAGACAGATTTAGCAAGAGATATGAACTCTCATGCTATAGTCAATCGTAATAGAAGTGCATATGAAAGGGCCAAGAAAAGGTCCGAGAATGCAAAAAGAAAACTTCTTGAAGAAGAAGAGCAACGAGATACGATTAGAAACGCAACCAGAGAGATAAATACTTTGAAATCGGAGATGCATGAAATTAAAAATCTCTTACAACAATTGGTAGATAAGTAATGGCTGTTCCAACAACAAAAGCTACATTTAAAAGTTATTGTTTACGGGCTCTAGGTTTTGGAGTCATAGATATTAATATATCTGATGACCAAGCAGATGACAGGATAGATGAAGCGCTACAATATTTTTCACAATATCACTATGATGGTATAGAAAGAATGTATCTGAAACATCTAATCACCACTGCTGATGTTGCCAGAGCCAGGTCAAATGCAACTACTACTGCAACTGATAAACTTGATAGCACACTAACTGCTGATTGGTTGGAAGGTAAGAATTGGATTCCTGTTCCTGACACTGTATTAGCAGTTGTTAAGGTTTTTCCATTTAGCGACACCTCTTCTCGCTCTAGTTTGTTTGATGTTCGATATCAGTTAAGATTAAATGATTTGTATGATTTTTCATCTCAATCTGTAATTCATTATGAGATGACGATGAAACATCTAGATTTCCTAGAGCATATTTTGGTTGGTGAAACACCTATTAGATTTAATCAACACCAAAACCGTTTGTATATAGATGCTGATTGGCAAAATGATTTTGTCGCTGACCAAGATTATCTAGTTATAGAGTGTTATAGAAAACTTGACCCAGATTCATATACAGATGTTTATGATGACATTTATTTAAAGAGGTATGCTACAGCATTACTCAAAAGACAGTGGGGCGCAAACCTTAGTAAGTTTAGTGGTGTAGCAATGTTGGGTGGCGTAACGATGAATGGTGAAACTATATTTACTCAAGCGCAAGAAGAATTGCAAAAATTAGAAGAACAGATACAGTTAGCTTATGAATTGCCAGTAAACTATATGATAGGATAAGTCATGGCAGTCAATTCAATATTTCATACCAGTAATGTTGCGGCATTAGCAACTGAACAAAATTTATATAGAGATTTGGTTGTTGAGTCTATTCAGATATATGGGCACGATGTTCATTATCTAGATAGAACTCTTGTCAATGAAGATTCAATTCTTGGAACAGACAATCTTGCAAAATTTATTACACAAGCAAAAATTGAAATGTATATGGAAGATAGTGAGGGTGGTTTTGCTGGTGAGAAAGAACTGATGGGTCAGTTTGGTTTGCAGAATTTAAGTGAAGCTACATTTGTTGTTGCGAAGGAAAGATTTCAAGACCTCACAAAACAGATTACTATAGAGTCTGGAACTGATACTCTTGGTGGTTCTATTTTGCTAGAGGATGGCACACTTGACAGTGGGACAGTTGAAGCCTCAGCATCATTTGAAAGCGGTTATTTAATATCAGAGGCAACATCTACAAATTCAGATAGACCACTAGAGGGTGATTTAATTTTTCATCCTATCCTATCAAAATTGTTTCAGATAAATTTTGTTGACCATGATGAGCCATATTTCCAACTTGATAATAATCCGGTTTATAAACTGCGTTGTAGATTGTTTGAGTATAGCTCTGAAATTCTTGATACAGATATCACTGCGATTGATGTGATTGAAGATAATTTATCTACTGATACTCTTGCACTACAATTTACAATGGAGCAAGATTCTGCAACCATTGACGCATTGTTACTAGAGAGTGGATTTGGAAGAATTATACATGAAGACGATGCAAATGATGAGGTTGTCGCACTAGAAACCAGTGATATGACAACATCTGCTGGCGTTCTTCTTGGTGAAGATAGTGGCTTCTTGTTACAGGAAGACTATATAATAGGTGATGGAAGCACAACCGCTGATGGTAATGTAGATACTTCGGCACAAAATGAATTATTTGATGACGCTGATAATTCTGTATTGGATTTCACAGAAACAAATCCATTTGGTGATGTAGGAGGCAGTTCATAATGTTAGGACAACAGTTCTACCACGAAACAATCCGAAAGATAATTGTAGGGTTCGGTACAACATTTAATAATGTTCAATTGGTGCGAAAGGATAGTTCGGGCAATGTTGTTCAATCTATGAAAGTCCCTCTTGCATATGGACCTAAAGAGAAGTTTTTAGTTCGCCTTAGAGCAGACGCTGATTTATCCAGTAAAGTTGCAATCACGCTTCCCAGAATTGGTTTTGAGATTCAAAATCTATCATATGATTCAACTCGTAAATTGAGTCGTGTGCAAAAGTTTAAAAAAGTGAAAGATGATACGAATAGGCAGTTAGATTCTCAGTTTATGCCAGTGCCGTATAACTTGGAAGTTGTTTTATATGTTCTAGCAAAGCAATCAGATGACGCACTTCAGATTGTAGAACAGATTTTGCCATTCTTCCAACCAGACTACACAATCACAATAAACGATATGTCTGATATGGGTATTAAAAGAGATGTACCCATTGTTCTGAATGGGATATCCTATGAGGACAATTACGAAGGAGAGTTTGAACAACGAAGAGCATTAATATATACGATGAACTTTACATGTAAATTTTACTTGTATGGCCCTGTTTCTTCACAGAACGTCATTAAGACTGCTCAAGTTGATCAATTTGCTGACCTACCAGATCAGTCTCCAACAAGAGAACAGAGATACACAGTCAGTCCAAAACCATTTAATGCAGACGCTGATGATGATTTTGGTTTCAATGAAACAACATCGTTCTTCACAGATTCCAAAGAATTTAACCCTGTAACTGGAGAAGATGAATAACCATGTCTAATGAAATAATTGACAAAGCTCTAGGAATCGATCAGATTGATCCCGACAAAAGAGTTTGGGAATATGATGATGATGGAACTAAGATTTATAAAGTAGATCAGGGATATCCAACTAAAACACCGTATGAAATATCATCACAGGAGATAACACCCCCATCCCAAGAAAATCGAAATAACACTAATAATGATCATGTGGAGAGCGATTATGAATACCAAAGACAAAACTTCTACAATTTGGTCGAAAGAGGAACGGATGCAGTGGAAGGAATACTGGAACTCGCCAAAGAATCGGACCATCCACGGGCATATGAAGTTGCCGGAAACCTTATTAAACAGGTTGCTGAAGTCACTGAAAAACTTGGTGACCTACAAGAGAAAATGAGAAAACTTAAAGAGGTTCCTAACAACGCACCTAAAAGTGTGACAAATGCATTGTTCGTGGGGAGTACTGCTGAGTTGCAGAAAATGTTAAAAGATAAATAACATGGCTGACCAAAACCAATATTTAGGCAATCCAAATTTAAAAAAGACAAATACTCCTGTTGAATTCACAAAAGAAAATATTCAAGAGTATCATAAGTGTGCTGAAGACCCGCTTCACTTTATTCAAAACTATGTGCAGATTGTTTCATTAGATAAGGGTCTTGTGCCTTTTGAGATGTATGATTTTCAAAAAGGTATGGTTTCGACTATGCATGAAAATAGGTTTTCTATTTTTAAGTTGCCTAGACAATCTGGTAAATCAACAATTATCATTAGTTATCTCTTACACTACGCACTGTTTAAACCAAATGTAAATATCGCTGTTCTCGCCAATAAATCCTCAACTGCAAGAGATATTTTAAGTAGACTGCAACTTGCATACGAAAACCTCCCCAAATGGATGCAACAAGGCATCATAGCTTGGAACAAGGGTAATATAGAGCTAGAGAATGGTAGTAAAGTTATAGCAGCTGCTACATCTTCAAGTGCAATTCGAGGAGGTTCATACAATGTGATTTTCTTGGATGAGTTTGCATTCGTTCCATCAAATATCGCAGAGCAGTTCTTCGCTGCTGTCTATCCAACAATCACCTCTGGTCAAAACACAAAAGTTATTATGGTGTCAACTCCTCATGGCATGAATATGTTCTATAAGATATGGGTGGACGCACAAGAAAAAAGAAACGACTATATTCCTGTAGAGGTTCATTGGAGTGAAGTTCCTGGCCGTGATGAAGCGTGGAAAATAGAAACTATACGAAACACATCTGAGTCACAATTTAATTCAGAGTTTGAGTGTGAGTTTTTGGGTTCAATCAATACATTGATAAGTTCAGTGAAATTAAAACAGCTGACTTATAAAACACCTATTCATTCAAATGTTGGAATAGATATTCACATTCGTCCAGAAGAAAAACGCACATACATGCTGACCGCTGATGTTTCTAGGGGAACTGCAAATGACTATTCTGCATTTGTGGTTTTTGATGTCACAGAAATTCCATACAAGATTGTTGCAAAGTTTAGAGACAATGAAATAAAACCACTACTGTTTCCTACCAAGATACATGAAGTTGCGAAGGCTTATAACAATGCATATGTGATGGTTGAGGTAAATGATATTGGTGAACAGGTCGCAAACACTTTACAGTTTGATTTGGAGTATGAGAACCTAGTCATGGCTTCTATGCGTGGGCGAGCAGGCCAAGTCCTTGGAGCAGGCTTCTCAGGGGGCAGAGCGCAATTGGGGGTTAGAACAACTAAAGCTGTAAAGAAGATTGGATGTTCAAATCTTAAACAATTAATCGAGGATAATAAACTAATTGTTGAAGATTATGACTGTGTTAATGAATTATCTACATTTATTAGTAGAGGTCCATCCTATGCCGCTGATGATGGGTGTAATGATGACTTGGTTGCTTGTATGTTTATGTTTAGTTGGGCCACAGACCAGACATACTTTAAAGAACTCACTGACAACGACATAAGAATGACCATGATGAAAGAACAACAAGATATGCTGGAACAGGACATGGCTCCATTTGGTTTTATAGTGAATGGCGTTGATGACCCCTTTGAAGATGAGATTGATGAATACGGCACTAGGTGGACATCTGTAGTTAGAGACTATAAGACAAATTGGTAAAAACCTAAATAAATTCTATTAGGTCATTATCAACTTTGATAAAACAGTTTGAACACAGAATTTTTGACTCACCTATCAAATGAAATATTTCTTTTCTGCTTTTATCATTGGTGCCCACTCGTTTTGTTAACTTGCGAATTTCGGAGTCATGAGGATGAAATTTCAGGCAGATAGTTTCGCTTTCACCACAGTGAATACACGATTTATCTGCTAAAAGCTCGTTTAATATCACGATTCTTTTGTGATAGTTTCTACGAGATACTCTTTTGATTGTCTCTTTGTATTTTTCATAGTGTTCATTCATGGTATTTATTTATAAGTTATAACACTTATAAAACGGTCAGTTTAGGAAATCGAATATTATAAATATTCTTAAATACAACAAGACTTCGGTAAAGGAGTAAAGAAATGAGTTTTTTAAAGTCTCCTGGCGTACATGTAAGAGAAATTGATCTTACAACAATTGTCCCAGCAGTTTCAACATCGATTGGTGCTATTGCTGGTGCTTTTGAAAAGGGTCCAGTTAATTCAATCGTAACTGTTGGTAGTGAAGAAGATTTGGTCAAAGTTTTTGGGAAACCCCAAAATAGTTCAAATCAGTTTGAAACATTCTTCACCGCTGCAAATTTTCTTCAATATACAGACCAACTAAAAGTTGTTCGTTGCGAATCTGGTGTTACTAATGCGATAGCATCTGGAACATCAATTCTTATTCGTGATGACGATCACTATGAAGATTCATTTGAAGATGGTCAAGCTTCAGTTGGTGAGTGGGCGGCAAGAACCGCAGGAATACATGGCAATTCGTTAGGTGTATCCATTTGTGCTAATGCAGCTGCATATGAAGAAACTGCTGTAACAACCACAAGTGCTGAAGAGGCTCTTGGTCAGACAGTTATTAGTGTGACCGATGGTACAGTTTTCACTATTCATGATATTGTTAATTTTGGTGAAACACTAGGATTTGAATATCAAGTAACAGCTGCTGATGCTTCTACTATCACAATTAAACTCAAAGACGATCCGAATGGTGTTGGTCTTCAAAGTACAATTGCTACGGCTACAAATATTAGACGCCGGTGGAGATTTTATGATTTGTTTGATGCTGCTCCAGGCACATCAGATTATGCTACACAAAACCAAAGAGGAACACTAGATGAGATTCATGTTGTTGTATATGACCAACAAGGGGAAATTAATGGATTTGCTGTAGAGAGTAATGGTAATAGAACAAGTGCTGTCTTAGAGACATTTGCAAACCTCTCTAAAAATCCAAATTGTAAATCACCACAAGGTGATAGTGTTTACTATGCAGACAAAATTTTTAGGACTTCTAGTTTTATATACTGGATGGATCATAATAGTGCCGGAACTAACTGGGGCACAGACTTCACTGGTGAAACAAGTCAGATCGTCATGGAAGATGGTGGAACTGACGGCGCCGGTGCGAATGCTGGAGATAATATTGTTCTAGATGCTACTGACACTTCAAATGAAGACGAAAACGGCAATATCGAGCTTGAAATTGGTGGTACTTCATACGCTGCGTTGGATACACCAACAACATCAAATCTTAAAAATGGTACTGATGATTATGCGGTAACTGCTGGAGAACTTGAAATAGCTTATGATAATTTTGAAGATACAGAGTCGGTTGATGTTAATCTTATTCTTGGTGGTAAAGGTGGTGGTGCCGGTGACAGCGCATCCACACAAGATACGCATGTTACCATGTTACATGCACTTGTAGAAACAAGAAGAGATTGTGTTGCTTTTGCTTCTCCACACCGTTCTGCAACTGTGGGGGTTTCAAGTTCTATAACTGCTACAGATAATGTTGTTGATGCATTTGACCTTTGTCCCTCATCTTCATATATGGTGTTTGATAGTGCATATAAACAAATGTATGACAAATATAACGATGTTTTCCGATTCGTTCCAATGAACGGTGACACAGCTGGACTTTGTGCTTTCACAGATCAAGTTGCTGACGCTTGGTTCTCGCCAGGTGGGTTTAACAGAGGTAATGTGAGAGGTGCAATTAAACTTTCTTATAATCCTAAGAAATCTGAAAGAGATCAGCTGTATCGGGCAAGAATTAATCCTATTGTTGATTTTCCAGGCCAAGGTGTAGTATTGTTTGGTGATAAGACTGCACTTGCAAAACCCAGTGCATTTGATAGAATCAATGTTAGAAGGTTATTCTTGGTTTTAGAGAAATCCATTTCAATTGCTGCGAAGTTCTCTCTCTTTGAGTTCAACGATGAATTTACAAGAGCACAATTTAGAAATCTCATTGAACCTTTCTTGAGAGATGTTCAAGGTCGTAGAGGTATTTTTGACTTTAGAGTGGTTTGTGACGATACGAACAACACTGGTGAGGTCATAGACCGAAATGAGTTTATTGGTGACATTTATATCAAGCCAGCCAGATCAATTAACTTCATTACTCTTAACTTTATTGCGGTTCGCACTGGTGTAGAGTTTAGTGAAGTAGTAGGACAATTTTAAGGAGTAACTTCACATGGCACAAATAGATGATTTTAAAGCAAATTTACTTGGCGGAGGCGCTCGGGCAAATCAATATAGAGTTACCATTACTCCACCATCTGGAATTGCGATTGGTCTGGATGTTCGTAGGGCTTCATTCTTGGTGACGGCATCTAATCTTCCAGCACAAACTTTAGGTGAAATTGCAATCCCCTTTAGAGGAAGGCAGATTTATATTGCTGGAGACAGAACCTTTGATGACGCTTGGACAACAACATTCATGAACGATACTGACTTTATGGTTCGTAACGCTATGGAATTGTGGATGAATGGTATCAACGATCTCGCAGATGCAACCGGAGTAACTGCTCTTGCAGATTATCAAACTGACTTACAGGTTGAACAGTTAGATAGGGATGATACAATTCTCAAAAGTTATATTTTTAGAAGTGCATGGCCTACTTCACTTTCTGCAATAGATTTAACTAATGACCAAGCAGATTCGATTGAGACTTTTGAAGTCACTTGGAGATACCAACACTTTGAAGCCTCTAGCGTAAATTTTGTCTAATTTTTACCTACTAAATATAAGAGTGAGAAGGATTAGTAGGAGTTATTATGGCTGAACTTTTTGGATTTAGAATTAGTAGAAAAACTGATGAGAAGGACATTGTATCTTTTACAAGTCCTTCCTCTGACGATGGCACTATTGAAATTCCGGGCGGTGGATTTTATAGTTCTGTTTTAGATACCGATGGTCGAGATAGAGCCGATATTGATTTAATCAGGCGATATCGTGACATAGCACAACAAGCAGAGTGTGACACTGCGATTGAAGATATCGTTAATGAAGGCATTGTGTCTAATGAAAGCGATATATCTGTACAGATTGAATTAGACAATCTGCCCTATCCAGACAGAATCAAAAAGAAAATTAGAGACGAATTTGAGGAAGTTTTAAGACTTCTAAAATTTGAAGAAAAGGGTCATGACCTTTTTCGTAGATGGTATGTTGATGGTAGAATTTATTTTCACAAAATCATTAATGGTAAAAATCCTAAAGGGGGTATAGCAGAACTTCGATACATTGATCCAACCAAAATTAAAAAGGTTAGACAAGTTGAAAAAGCTTTGGACCCAGAAACCGGCATAGAAAAAATAAAGAAGATTGAAGAATTTTACATGTATAACGACAAAGGCATTGAAGTTGCCGGTGGCGGAGTTCATGGACCAAATCAAGGGATAAAAATATCAGATGATTCTATAACCTATGTTCCATCTGGTTTGATTGATGGCAACTCTGGTCGAGTTTTATCTTATCTACAAAAAGCAATTAAACCCGTCAATCAATTAAGAATGATTGAGGACTCTCTAGTAATCTATCGTATATCAAGAGCACCAGAGCGTAGAATTTTCTACATTGATGTAGGTAATCTGCCTAAGATTAAAGCTGAACAGTATCTCAAAGATGTGATGAACCGTTACCGTAACAAATTGGTGTATGACGCATCAACTGGTGAGATTCGTGACGATAGAAATCATATGAGTATGTTGGAAGATTTCTGGCTTCCACGAAGAGAAGGTGGTAGGGGAACAGAGATTACAACTTTGCCTGGTGGACAAAATCTAGGTGAGATTGATGACATCGTTTATTTTCAGAGAAAATTGTTTAGGTCACTGAATGTACCAATCTCTCGTTTGGAAGCAGAGTCACAATTTAGTTTAGGTCGTTCCAATGAAATTACTAGAGATGAGCTAAAATTTACAAAGTTTGTTCAAAGAATTAGAAAGAAGTTTACACCTCTATTCACTGATATTCTAAAAACGCAACTTTTATTAAAGGGAGTGATATCTCTAGACGATTGGAAACTGATGCAAGAACATATTCAATATGATTTCTTGGCTGATGGTCACTTTGCAGAATTGAAAGACGGTGAACTTCTTAACGAAAGATTAAATAATTTGGGAAGTGTGGAGGCTTATATCGGTACATTTTTCAGTAAAGAGTATGTAATGAAAAAGGTGTTGCGTATGACAGACAATGAAATTGAAAATATGCAAGATCAGATAAATAAAGAAGAAGGTCTTGATCCAGATGAAGGCGGTATTGAGGTTCCTTCTGGTACAGATGGTATAACACGATACCCATCACAAGATGGCACTCCAATACCTCCAGACGATGTTGCCAAATATGATGGTCAAGAAGTAGATGATGAGGAGAAATAAATGTCTAGAGAAATAATTGATAATCTTGCGTCAAATTCAAACTTAGAAGCTGAGAAACATTTTGCCAATTCTATATCTGATAAGGTTGGTAAAGCGTTAGAAGGAAAAAGAAGAGAGTTATCCAGCACCTTTGTAAATCAAGAGGCCAAAAAAGATGAAGAGAATTGATGAACTTTATCAAAACTTAGTTTTTGAGAAAGATGAACATAAAAAATCAGCAGAATATAAAAAATTGTCTCCAAAAATGAGAGATGCTGTCGATTCTATCTTTAAAATTATGGATTCTAAACCTTCAGATTTCCTAAATACTTTTGAAAAGACTATAAAAGAAGTATCAAAAAAATTTAGAGTCACTGAAAAAGAACTCATGCGATACTTTGAAAAAGAAATGTTAACGGTATAGGAGTAGGAAATGTCATTTAAAACTTTAAGAAATGCTGGCACAATCTCAGCTTCAACACTTGGTGATGATGCTGCTCATGATGTAGATATCGGTAAGTTGAGTTCGGCAACATCTTTCAGAGTTACTGAGTTTGGTGGTCAAGATGTTTTCTTTCTTATTTCTGAAGACTACTCCGCAGTAACTAGCACAAACGGATTTTATTTAAAAGCCGGAAGTACAACCACAATAAGTCCATCAGTAAGACCTCGCTCTGCTGTTGCGTCTCCTGTTGCTCTTAGCGGAACGGATTCTGACTCTTCAGATGCTGGAGATCAAATTTTATTAGAGGAAGGAACAGTTGGTGCTGCATATGATGATGGGTCTTATTTACTTTTTGACCATGACCCAACTGGTTATCGTATTTCGGTTATCAACGAGACTGGCGGAAGCGATGGTGCAGTATATGTTGAAGAAGTCTCTTTAGGACATGCAGGGGTATAGTAATCATGAAACTAATATCAGAAGCCATTGAAAATGTAGAGTACATTTGCGAAGAAAGTGATGGTGATAAAAGTTATAAAATTCGTGGTATCTTTATGCAAGGGGATATTAAAAACCGTAATGGTCGGGTGTATCCTATGGATGTATTGACAAAGGAAGTTAGAAACTATAATAATAAATTTGTCAATGAAAAAAGAGCATACGGAGAGTTAGGCCACCCAGATGGCCCAACAGTAAATTTAGAGAGAGTTTCACATCTTGTCACTGAGTTGTATCCAGATGGTAAGAACATTATAGGTGAAGCTAGGATTTTAGATACTCCAATGGGAAAAATCGTCAAAACTTTAATGGACGAAGGAACGAAATTGGGTGTATCATCTAGAGGTATGGGAAGCTTGGACGAGAGGGACGGTGCCAAGTATGTGAGAAGTGATTTTTATCTTGCGGCAGCAGCGGATATTGTTGCTGACCCTTCTGCACCTAGTGCATTTGTACAGGGTATTATGGAGGGTAAGGAATGGGTTTGGGACCACGGTTCTTTGATTGAAGCTCATGTTTCAGAGATAAAAAGAAGTTTCGATGTTAAAAAGCGTCAAAGACAAGCGAATGAAGCTGCTTTAGCTTTTGCTAAGTTCCTCAAAAAGTTGTAATTTATAAATATATTTAATAAAAAAAAGGAGACTTCCTATGTCTGAATTAGACCAAACAATTGAAGAGCTAGAGGCGGAGGTTCTTGCAGAACTTGAAGAAGCCGCTCATGATGCTCCTACTAAAGGGTCTGCTGGTGCAGAGCCGATAAAAAAAGTTAAAAAAGTAGGACCGCCCCAATCTGATGAAATGCAAGATGGTGGTGATCCTGTTGTAGAACCAGATGCCGCTGATTCCCCAACTGATGTTGCAGCAGATAAAGCGAAAGAAGTCTCTGGTGACGAACAACAGAAGGATGAAGGGAAACCAGACCCTATGAAGAAAGTTAAAAAAGTTAAAGAAGATGCAGAAATGGATGAAGACGAAGAAATGGAAAAAATGGAAAAAATGGATAAAAAAGAAATCCTGACTGCCATGTATGCTAAAATGGAAAAAATGGATAAAGAAGAAATCCTGACTGCCATGTATGCTATGAAAAATGGTTCTGAGGAGAACGAGGAGGTTGTTGAAGACTACATCAAGAGCATTGATGTTTCGTCTGATATTAATGCCCTCGTTGATGGAGAAGACCTCTCTGAAGAGTTCAAGGAAAAAGCTGCAACAATTTTTGAAGCTGCGGTTAAATCCAAGACTCGTAAAGAGTTGACAAGAATTACTGAAGACCAACAAGTTGCTATGGCGATAGAAATAGATGAGTATAAAGATACTCTATCTGAAAAAGTAGATCAATACCTCGATTATGTTGTAGAGGAATGGATGAAAGAAAACGAGTTGGCAATTGAGCGTGGACTCAAGGGCGAGATTGCTGAAGACTTTATTTCTGGTTTGAAACAGTTGTTTGAAGATCATTACATTGACGTTCCAAACGAAAAGTATAATGTTCTTGAAGCACAATCTGAGAAAATTGCTGAACTGGAAGAGCAGTTAAATGGTATTATGGAACAAAATATTGAGATGAAGACTGCTAATTCTGATTTGGTTCGGGAACAGGTCGTTTTAGAGGCTGCCTCTGAATTGACTGATACACAGTTTGAGAAGTTTAAGTCACTGACGGAAGAGATTGATTTTAAAAACCAAGACACTTTCCGTGAAAAGTTGGATACTCTGAAGGAAAGTTATTTTCCGAAAGTAAATTCTGATCAGACTTATGATAATGATGATGACTATGGTAGCGCCGAACAGGACATTGATACGACGAACGCAATGAAGGCGTATATGTCTGCTATTGGTCGTACTGAAAAACGTATCAAAGGCGCTGTTTAAATTATAAACATAATAAATAGATGTAATAATAAATAAAGGAGAAACAAATGTTTCAAACAGAACATCTACAAGAAAAGTGGTCGCCGGTCCTAAAACATCCTGATCTTCCAGAAATCGAAGATTCGTATCGTCGGGCCGTTACCACTGTTATTCTTGAGAACCAAGAAGCTGCTCTTAGAGAAGATGCAGCGTTCCTTTCGGAAAGTGTTCCGACAGGTAATGTATCGGGTGTATCAAATTGGGACCCAATCCTAATTTCGTTAGTTCGCCGTGCAATGCCAAACTTAATTGCGTATGATATCTGTGGTGTCCAGCCAATGACTGGCCCTACTGGTCTAATCTTTGCAATGCGGGCCCGTCATCTGTCGATGGATGGTGAAGAAGCATTGGTCGATGAGACAACCGCTGCTGCTGCAAACGGTTTCTCTGGTGACTTCTCGAACCAGAACGCTGCCGGCACAATCGGTGGTGGTGATATTGGTGCAAGCGAAAGCAATCCTGCTGCTCTTAATGACAGCCCGACTGCTGGAGATTATGCATTCGCAACTGGTATGACAACTGCTCAGTCTGAAGCTCTTGGTGATAGTGCCACGAACGCTTTTGCTGAAATGTCATTCAGTATCGACAAATCGACGGTTACGGCAGTTTCCCGTGCTCTGAAAGCTGAGTATTCAATGGAACTTGCTCAAGACCTCAAAGCGATCCACGGTCTGGACGCTGAGACAGAACTCGCTAACATTCTTTCGACAGAGATTCTTGCTGAAATTAACCGTGAGGTTGTTCGCTCGATCTACAATACTGCTGTTAAGGGTGCTGCGATTAATACAACGACTGCTGGTATCTTCGACCTTGACACCGATTCTAATGGTCGTTGGTCAGTTGAGAAGTTCAAAGGCCTGATGTTCGCTATCGAAAGAGATGCGAATGCGATTGGTCAACAGACTCGTCGTGGTAAAGGTAACATGATCGTCTGTTCTGCTGATGTTGCATCTGCTCTTCAGATGGCTGGTGTTCTTGATTACACGCCTGCTCTCAACAACAACCTTAATGTTGATGACACACAGACAACTTTTGCTGGTATTATGAATGGTCGTTACAAGGTCTATGTTGACCCGTATTCGGCGAATGTTGCTGCTTCGCAGTATTATGTCGTTGGTTACAAGGGTACTTCACCTTACGATGCTGGTTTGTTCTATTGCCCGTATGTTCCGTTACAAATGGTTCGTGCGGTTGGTGAGGACACCTTCCAACCGAAAATCGGGTTCAAAACTCGTTACGGTATGGCTGCTAACCCATTTGCCCGTGCTGGTGCTGAAGCTGCTAATACAGCTGCTACAATCTCACTTGCAGCGAATACAAATGCTTACTATCGTCGGGTTAAAGTTACAAACCTTATGTAATAATAATAAGAAACTTGACTACAAACTTAGAGGGGGTCTTCGGACCTCCTCTTTTTTTTGTTATAAATAGTAGTATGACCACAGCTATAGATAGACAACCAGATAAATTAGATTATTTGAGTCCTACTCAATTTCGTTTCGGTATTCACCAATTACCGAAAGTGCAATTTTTTACGACTTCAGCAAATATTCCAGGCATTAATATGGGGGAAGCTCTTTTTCCTACCCCATTTAAAGACATTCCGATTATGGGTGATAAAATAACTTATGAGAATTTAGAGATAAGTTTTATTGTCGATGAGTTTTTAGAGAACTATCGGTCTTTGCATGAATGGATGACTGCAATTGGTTTTCCAAAGAGTAGAAAACAGTTCAGTGATTTTAAGTCAAATATATCTAACACCCCAAGCGCAGCGGTAAGTCCTTCGACTGATAGAGTTGGTGCTTCCACACCTGCTAATGCATTATTTTCTGATGCATACCTTATGGTTTTGTCAAATAAAAATAATCCTTTATTACAGGTTGATTTTTTAGATTTGTATCCTGTAGCATTGAGTCCCGTGCAGTTTAACAATGATGCTACAGATGTTACTAATGTGATTGCAAATGCTACATTTGCATATCAGATATATCAATTTACTGCATTGAACACCACTGCATCATAATGGAGATTAAATGAACAAGTTAAGTGAATTACAGGCGGAAGCCAAAGAAGACCTTATTATATTAGATGATGAAGACCTACACCAACAATCCTACAAAAATCAAATCATCAAACCAAAATGGTTAGAGTATAAAACCAAATACAAACTTCTCATGTTTCAGTGTAAAGCTGACCACAAACGATTATACCGAGAGAAGTGGGAATATTATGGTGGCAAGTCCGATGCAAAAATTTATGCTGCCAAACCATTTGACTTGAAAGTTCTGAAAACTGACCTTCAGATGTATATTAATTCTGATGACGATATTATTGAACTTGAGAAGAAGGTTGTATACTATGAGACAATAGTAGAGTTCATAGATGGTGTGATAAAGTCTATAGATAACAGAGGATGGGATATTCGTAACGCTCAAGATTGGAAGAAATTTGTGGCCGGAGGTTTCTGATGTTATGGATAACGTAAAAACTTGGAAATGTTTTCCTACCTCTGTTCATGAAGCTAAAATGAATATTAGTGATCATGACCAGATGATGATGAGAAGTTATGTTCAAAAGGTAAATCAAACGCATTACAAGAAAGCAAAAGATGACACTTTACATAAAATTTCTTACTTTAGACCACTCTCTGATAATATTAAAGCAGTAACAGAAAAAATACTTGAAGATGGTGGATACGAGTTCGATAAAATTGAAATTACTAATATGTGGAGTAATATATTAGAAGAAG